AGTCTTCTTTCAGCCGTGCAATTGGGACAAACAGGATTTCAAATGGCCAGACCACACAAGCCCGATTACCTGAAGATCGTGGCCGGGACCAATCAGCCGTGCCGGATGTTGGGAAATGAGGCGGTGGAACTTCCGCTGGCCGCAGAAGTGCCGCCACCCCCTTTATGGCTGTCGAATCAGCATGCAGCAGCCGAGTGGAATCGGCTGGCTCCGATTCTGCACGGTGTCGGCCTACTGACCGAAGGCGGGCTGACCACGCTTGGGGTGATGTGTTCGCTGTTTGGAAAGATATGCCAGCTGTACGCCGCCGGCGAGTCGCCGACCGGCCACATGATCGCGCAGTACCGCGGTCTCGCGAACGACTTCGGGCTGACGCCCGTTGCCCAGGGTAAGGTGAAGCCGAGTGGCGAGAAAGAAAAAGGGAACCGCTTCGCCTCCAACGGCAAGCGGTGAGCGCAACTTCGTCGAGATTGCCCAGGCCTATGCGCGAGATGCGGTCGCAGACAAGGGAGGGAAACGGTACGGCCGGCTGCTGAGACTGGCGGCGAAGCGGTTCCTGGCGGACCTCGATCGGACGAAGAAGAAGGGCTGCTTCTTCCGGTTCGATCCATGGCACGCGAACGACGTGTGCGGCTTCATCGAGAAGCTGCCGCACGTCGAGGGGAAATGGGAGACCAACGAAATCGTGCTGCATCCAGCGCACGTCTTCTTCCTGGTGAACCTGTTCGGATTCCGGAAGATCTCTGACGGGACGCGCCGGTTCACCTCGGCGCTGTTCGCGGTAGCACGGAAGAACGCCAAGGCGCTTGCCCTGGATACACCCGTACCAGTGCCTGGTGGGTGGACGACGATGGGCGAGCTCGCTGTCGGTGACTGGGTCTTCGGCGCCGATGGCAGGCAGTGCAGAGTCACCGCGACGTCGCCTGTTTACACTGATCACGAGTGCTTTCGGCTGGAGTTCAGCAACGGCGAGTCTGTCGTAGCGGATGCGGGGCACCTGTGGAAAACCGTAGCGAGAGTGGGCGGACACACGCGAGGCGGGAGAACCAGGACGGAGCTGATCCCGGAGGTAAGAACGACTGCAAAGATCGCCAGCTCTCTCAGGTCCGGATCTCGAAACGATCTGAATCATTCCATCTCTCTTCCAGGGCAGCTGGAGTGCATGCCCATAGACCTTCAGGTTGGCCCTTACACGCTAGGAGCCTGGCTAGGAGACGGTGATTCAAAATGCGGCCGCATCACTTGCGATCGAGCAGACACGGAAATCATTGACGGAATACGAGCCGAAGGCTGGCCGGTTCGTGAGAAGTACCCAAGCCGTGGAAGGGCCAGCACGTTCGCGATTTCTGACGGAAATAGGGCGAAGACGGCCAGGGATAAGTCACTCGCTGCTTGCCTGAGAGGCCTTGGCGTCCTCGGATCGAAGCACATCCCGCCTCAGTACCTCAGGGCCTCCAAGGAGCAAAGGATCGCGCTGCTCCAGGGGCTGATGGACACGGACGGGACAATATCGAAGAACGGCCGCGTCCTGTCATACACGACGGTCCGCGAGCAGCTTGCGGCCGGCGTTGCAGAGCTCCTGACAACCCTTGGGATCAAGTACTCGTGGCGTCGGTGCCAGATGCGGTGCAGCGGCCGCGACGTGCCAGGCATCGCTCACCAGCTCCAGTTCATGGCGTTCCGGGATGAAACGGAGGTTTTCAGGCTGCGCAGAAAACTGGATCGGATGAGGGTGCGATCCGAGTGCACGGTCTCGCCGCGATCGAGGTCGGTGCAGATTGTTGACGCGGTGCGGGTTGCTCCAGTGCCGGTGAAGTGCATCACAGTTGACTCGCAAGACAGCATGTTTCTAATTGGCAGGACCATGCTGCCGACGCACAACAGCACTCTATCCGCGGCGATCATGCTGTATTGCCAGTGCTGCGAGAACGAGGAAGGCGCGCAGTTGATCAGCGCCGCCACCACGTTTGACCAGTCGAAGAAGGTGTGGGACCCCGCGAAGCGGATGGTCGAGAAGACTGCAGACCTCCGGGAAGCCTTCGGGCTGGAGGTCTTCGCCAAGTCGATCACTCGGCTGGAGATCGGGGCCAGCTTCAAACCGATCAACGCCAAGGCCAGCACGCAGGACGGCTTGAACCCGTCGCATGTGGCTCTGGACGAGATCCACGCACACAAGACACCGGACCTGCTGAACGTGCTGACCTCTGCGGCCGGCGCGCGAAGCAATCCGCTGTGGCTCTACACCACGACCGAGGGTTACACGAACCCGGGGCCTTGGAGCGAGATTCGGCAATTCGCGAAGCAACTGCTGGAGGGGGTGTTCGGAGAGACGGCGGACCACTTTCTGGCGGTGTTCTTCGCGGTCGATGACGGGGATGCAGACTTCGACGAGGCGGCCTGGCTGAAGGCCAACCCGCTGGCCGACGTCAACCCGCACCTGATCGCGGCAATCCGAAAGGAAGCCGTCGAGGCGAAGGCGATGCCTTCGAAGCTCGCCGAGTTCCAGATCAAGCGGCTGAACCGTCCGGCGTCAGCGGCGAACGGATTCATCCTGCTCCCGAAATGGAAGGCCTGCAGCGGTCCGGTGGATCTGGACGCGCTGCGGAACGTCCCGTGCTGGGGCGGGTTGGACCTTGCCAGCACACGCGACCTGACGTCGTTCCGCCTGGTGTGGAAGGTGGGCGACAAGGTGCTGACCTGGGGGCGACGCTGGGTGCCGACGAGTGCCGTCGACCAGCGCACCGAGCGCGGAACGGTGCCGTATGCAGGATGGGTGGCTGCCGGGTATCTCGAGCAAACCGATGGCGACGTTACCGACTACGCGGTGATCGAAGCCGCGGTCCTGGAAGCGAAGGAACGATTCAACTTGCAGGCTGTGGGGTTCGATCGCTGGAACGCGACGGAAGTCGTGGGCCGGCTGGTCAGTGCCGAAGTCCCGATGATCGAGTTCATCCAGGGGCCGAAGTCCTACCACCCTGCGATGCAAGAGCTCGAACGGCTGTATATCGCCGGCAACCTGGCTCACGGCGACGACCCGGTGCTGACGTGGTGCGCCTCGAACCTGGTGGCTCGACGAGACGTGAACTTGAACATGGCGCCGGACAAGAAGCGTTCGGCGGAAAAAATCGACGACATGACTGCGCTGCTGATGGCGGTAGGTCTCTCCCTGACGGCTGCTGAGGAAATCGGTGATATGGACGGATTCTTCGCGGCACCGGTGGTCGCATGACTTGGCTCGGGCGCGTGACCGCGGCAGCCCGCGCACTGACCGATAGGAAGGGAACAGTCGTGGCTACATGCACGACCCGGGAAGGCTGGTCGCAGTACGGCATCCCCTCCGATTCCGGAGACGGCTTCGCGTACAACCGCGAGGGCTGGCTTGGATGGTTGCCGGCCGAGCAGCGCATCCTGCAGCTGGCGACGGCCATGGCATGCGTGCGGTTGCTGTCGCAGACCATCGCGACGCTGCCGATCGGAATCTATCGCCGGCTGGGCGACGGGAGCCGCAAGGCCGCGCCGGATCATCCGCTGTACGAAATCCTGCACAACCAGCCGAACAGCGACATGACGGCGGTGGATTTCTGGCAGGTGATGCTGGCTTGGATGCTTCTCCGCGGCACGGGCTACGCAGAGAAGGGCGAGATCGGCGGACGTCTGGTGTCGCTGACCCCGCTCTATGTGCCCGGGTTGACGTGGACGCGTGAGGCGAACGGATCGAAGCGATATCGGTATGTCGACCCGGACACGGGACGTAGCCGCGACATCGGAGAGTCCAAGCTGTGGATCCTGCCGGCGTTCACGCTCAATGGCGAGACCGGCATCTCTCCGATCTGTTACGGCGCCAACGTGTTTGGCACAGCGATGGCCGCAGACGAGGCCAGTCGCAACGTGTTCGCGAACGGCCTGTCTGCGTCCGGCTTCATCCAGTACGGCAAGGAGCCAAGTCACTGGCTGAAGAAGGAACAGCGCGATTCGATCAAGTCCAGCATCAATGAGTTCTCCGGTTCGCGTCGTGCTGGCAAGACCATGGTTCTGGAAGGCGGGATGACTTACTCCCAGCTGTCGATGAACCCAGAAGACGCGCAGATGCTGGAGACGCGCAGCTTCAACATCGAGGAAATATGCCGCTGGTTCGGCGTTCCGCCGACCCTGATCGGTCACGGCGACAAGACGTCGAACTGGGGCACCGGGCTGGAGCAGCAGAACCTGTCGTTCCTGACGTACTCGCTTCGTCCTTGGCTGGCCAAGATCGAGCAGTCAATTCGCAAGAATCTGCTGCCAATTGGCGAAAAAACGCGCTATTTCGCCGAGTTTTCGGTGGAAGGTTTGCTGCGTGCGGACACCGCCGGCCGCGCTGCATGGTATCGCGCGATGACCGACATCGGCGCCATGTACATCGACGAGGTCCGCGGGTACGAAAACCTCGCACCTCTGGGCGGAAATGCAGGCAAGCCGACCATCCAATCGGCCCGAGTGCCGCTCGACAAGATGGGCGAAACACCACCGACACAGCCGCCGCCGGTCGTTCCGGCAGAGGAAGCGATCCCATGAAGTACAAGCACGCGGTCCTGCAGCACAAGCAGTTCGCTTTCAAGGCCGATGTTGTCGCCGACGACGGCACCTTCTCGGGCTATGGCTCCGTATTCGGGAACATCGACAGCTACCGCGAGATCGTCATGCCTGGCGCCTTCGCAGAGAGCCTGAAGGCGATCAACGACTCTGGCGATCCGCTGCCGGCACTGTGGCAGCACAACGCCAGCGAGCCGATCGGCGGGTACGAAGGATTGGCCGAGGACGAGCACGGCCTGAAGGTATCGGGCTGGCTGATGATCAACGAGATCCCGCTGGCTGCGCAGGCACACGCGTTGATGAAGCGCCGCGTGGTCAAGGGACTGTCGATCGGATATTACGTGCTGGCCGACAGCTACGACGAGAAGGAGCGCATCCGCACGCTGACGAAGCTGGATCTGCAGGAGATCAGCATTGTCACGTTTCCGGCAAACTCCGAAGCGCAGATCGACGCGGTGAAGGCGAAGCTCGCGCACGGCGAACTGCCGACACTCCGAGAATTTGAGAAGGCTCTGCGGGAGCAGGGTTACTCGAAATCGCTGGCCGAGAAGATCGCGGCCGGTGGCTACAAGCAACTGCTAGGTCCTGGGGATCAGGGCGGCGTTGACCAACTGGATGCGGCATTGGCCGCCCTCCGCAACTAATCCCCATCAAGGACCAACCATGAGCAACGAGATCGAAACGAAGCTGGCGGAACTCGCTGGCGAAATGAAGAAGAAGACCGACGAGGTCACCGAGCTTGGCAAGAAGCTCCTCGCTGACAACGAGGCCGGCTTGAAGTCGTCCGAGGAAGTCAAGGCCAAGCTCGACCAGGCTCTGACCGAACAGGGTGAACTCAAGCAGCGGATGCTGGAGATCGAGCAGGCCGTCACCAAGGGTCTGCAGAACATCGCCGACGCTGGCCAGCCGGAAGACGTTCTCGGCGAAGCGCTGCGCAAGGCTTACGCGACTGACGAACTGAAGCGTGCGGTCACCGACCCTTCGTTCGCTCGCGGCAAGGCGTTCAACATCGCGCTGGACCGCAAGGCACTGGTCAATACCGGTGTGACGGGCGCGGCCCTGAACTATCCGGGTGCCCAGGTACTGGCCCAGCCGCTGCAGCCGCTGCTTCGCCGCCTGACCGTCCGCGACCTGCTGATGCCCGGCCGCACCAACAAGTCCGTGATCTTCTACCAGCGCGAAACCGGTTTCACCAACAACGCTGCACCGGTTTCGGAAGGCAGTCTCAAGCCGAAGTCGGAGATCACCTTCGAACTGGTGACCGAGCCGGTCCGCACGATCGCTCACCTGCTGGACATCTCGCTTCAGATGCTGGACGACGTCGAGTTCATCCAGAGCTACGTGCAGAACCGGATGACCTACGAACTCAAGCTGATCGAGGAAGGCCAGCTGCTGACCGGCTCCGGCACGGGCCAGAACCTCGAAGGCATCTACACCGCGGCCACGCCCTACAGCCAACCGGCCGGTGCCGAGGTCGTCAACGAGCAGGACCTGGACAAGCTGCGACTGGCACTGCTGCAGGTCGAACTGGCGGAAGCCTTCACGACCGGCATCGTGCTGCACCCGACCAGCTGGGCGAACATCGAACTGCTGAAGGATGGCGAGAACCGCTATCTCTTCACGAACCCGCAGAACACCACCACCGGCCGCATCTGGGGTCGCGACGTGGTGTCGACGCAGGCGATGGCGCTTGGCACGTTCCTGGTCGGTGACTTCGCGATGCATGCGCAGATCTTCGATCGACAGGATGCGAACCTCGCCATCTCGTTCGAGAACAAGGACAACTTCGAGCGCAACATGGCGACCCTGCGCCTTGAAGAGCGTCTGGCACTGGCTATTTATCGCCCCGAGGCATTCGTACGCGGGACATTGGAGTCAGCCAGCTAATCGGCTGACATGGCAGAAACGAGAGGGGCGGCTTCGGCCGCCCTTTTCTGTGGAGGCAGCATGAGCAAAGTGACCGTGATCGCAGTCGAGCCCTGCAACACGCACCGGCCCGGCGACGAGTTCGACGTGTCGGAGCGCGAGGCGGAACAACTCATGGCCAAGGGCCTGGTGAAGATGAAGGCCCCGCACAGCAACAAGATGGCCGCACCGCTGGACAACAAGGCGAACCCTACGCAGGCCGCTGGCGGGGCGCGACGGTCGTCTGCATCGCGAGCGGCCCAAGCCTCACTCCTGACGACTGCGAGCGTGTCCGCCACTGGCGACAAGCCGAAACGCAAGTACACGCGCCGCGCAAAGTAATCGCGGTCAACAACAGCCACAGGCTGGCGCCATTCGCGGACGTGTTGTTCGCGATGGATCGCATGTGGTGGAAGACCTATGCGGGGGAAGTATCCGGAGATTTCGAACTCTGGACGACCACCCGCGAGGCGGCACGGATCTACAAGTTGAACCTCATCCCTGCCGAGGAAGGCGGCGGGCTGAGCAGGAAGGCGGGCACCATACGGCGAGGCGGCAACAGTGGGTTTCAGGCCTTGTCTCTGGCACTGCACTTCGGTGCTGAGAAGGTGATCCTGCTGGGCTACGACATGCAACTCACAGGTGGGAAGAAGCACTGGCACCCGGACCACGAGTCGATCGGCAATCCGGTCGCCGGGAAGATGCGGGACTGGCACCGCCACTTCGCCGAGCTGGCGGGGCTGGTGAGAGTGCCGATACTCAATGCAACACGACAAACGGCGCTGAAATGTTTCCCACGAGTCGACTTGTTTGAAAGCCTGGCTGAACCTGCGGATGACGGTGCCGGCGAGGAAGGCGGCATTCACCCGCGGACTGCAAAGGCTCGGCTACACCGTCATTGACGGGACGGCAACGAAGCCCGGGCCGCGTGATGTTCTCGTCACGTGGAACCGGATCGGGGAAGGGCACCACATCGCCAGCGCATTCGAGAGCCGCGGCCTTCCTGTCGTGGTCGCCGAGAACGCGGCATGGGGCAATGGCTTTGCAGGAGGGCCGTGGTACTCGCTGGCGCTGAACTACCACAACACCGCAGGCCGGTTTCCGGTGGGCGGACCGGAGCGCTGGGACGCGCTGGGCGTCGAGCTGGCGCCCTGGCGGGATGGCGAGGAAGTGGTGCTGCTGCCCCAGCGCGGCATCGGTCCACCGGCAGTGGCCATGCCGGTGTCGTGGACGGACCGGGTACGGCGGGAGACAGGCGGCCGCGTGAGGGCGCACCCCGGGATGGGCGCCTGCACGCCGCTGGAGGCCGACCTTGCGCGCTGCAGGCTGGCGGTGACGTGGGGCAGCGGCGCGGCGGTGAAGGCGCTGCTGATGGGCGTGCGGGTACGGTCGGACATGCCCGGCTGGATCGGCGCGCAGGACAACACGGACGCGGGGCGCCTGGCGATGTTCCGGCGGCTGGCGTGGGCGCAATGGACTCTGGACGAGATCGCCAGCGGTGAACCTTTCAGGCGGCTGATCGCATGCGAATCCTGATCACCGGCCGCGGCACGTCGGGCAGCTGGCAGATCCGCGGCGCGCAGCTCGGCGCCGCCATCGGCGCGACGGTGAAGCAGGGCGTGACGGTCGCCGACTGCCGCAGCGCCGATGTGGTGGTGGTGGTGAAGCGGGCGACGCCGGAGACCCTGGCCGCGCTGCGCACCGCCGGCACGCCGTGGGCGTTCGATGCGCTGGACTTCTACCCGCAGCCGCAGTGCGGGACGTGGTCGCGGGCGACGTCGATCGCATGGGTACGGGACAAGCTCGAACACTACCGGCCGACCGCGGTGGTCTGGCCGAACCAGAAGATGCGGGAGGACTGCGACACCGGGCTGCCGGGGATCGTGCTGCGCCACCACCACCGGCCCGGGATCAGGGTGAACCCGATCCGGGATCGCGTGCAGGCGATCGGGTACGAGGGCGCGCCGGCGTACGTCGAGGCCTGGCGCTCCGCCATCGAGCGCGAGTGCGCTCGGCGAGGCTGGCGGTTCGTGGCAAACCCGCAGCACCTGGCGGACCTTGACATCGTGCTGGCGCTACGCGGCGGTCAGTGGGCCGGCTACGTGTCTCGGCACTGGAAGTCGGCGGTCAAATTGGCCAACGCGCACGCGAGCGGTACGCCGTTCGTGGGGCAGCAGGAATGCGGGTACATGGAAACGGCGACGGGCTGCGAATACTGGGCCGAGGATGCTGCAAGCCTTCGGACATCGCTGGACTGGCTCACTCCCCACGACAACCGGGAGATGATCAGCCAGAGGTTCTTGCAACAGGCCTATCCAGTGGCACAGGCGGCGAAGGACTTGGCGGAGTTCCTGTGCTGCGTTGTGAGGTAATCCTGTGCCGCGACATGGCGCAGCGCGGGCAGAAGATGCTGCAGGCGATGGCCGCCGCAGCGAAGCCCGCAGGCGTCAAGGTAACAGTCACTCAGACGTGGACGGGTCGGGTTCCTGTAGTGATGAGCTACGGGCTGGGACATCCGGTTCGACGGCAGTGGACACGGACGCACGTGCGACGCGGCGGCAGGTTGATCGGCTGGGATTTGGGGTACTGGCTACGCGATGAGCCGCTGAACTTCCACATGCGGGTAACCATCGACGACGACCATCCGCACAGGTTCATCCGGCCGATGCCGGCGGGCAGGTTCGAAGCGGCCGAGATCGAGCTTCGAGAGGACTTCGATCTGTCTGGTCCGATCGTGCTGTGCGGGCTGGGGAAGAAGCAGCGGGACGTCAAGGGATACCGGGGTCAGCAGTGGGAACTGGAGGCGCTGCAGCGGATTCGCCGCGCGCATCCGGGAAAGCGAATCGTCTACCACCCGAAGCGGGCGGAGCCGGCACTGCCTGACTGCACGATTTCACTGGAGCGAATCGAGGATGCCATTCGTGGCGCTTCGCTGGTGGTGTGCAGCCATTCGAACGTGGCCGTGGATGCCTGCATCGCAGGCGTTCCGGTGGAGTGTGAGGACGGAGCAGCGTTCGCGCTGTACCGCGACAACCCGGCACCGAGTCGGGAACAACGGCTGGAATTTCTGAGGAGCTTGGCATGGTGGCAGTGGACCCCGCAGGAGGCTGTGCAAGCGTGGCAGTTCCTGAAGGAGCGCCTGTCCGCCTGAACATCGGTGCGGGCAACAAGCGGATCGAGGGATGGCTGTCGATCGACTTGGCCGGTGACCCCGACATCGTTGCTGATGTGAAGGCGCTACCGCTGCCGGACGAATACGCCGACGAGGCCATGGCCATCCACGTCCTCGAGCACATTTACCGCTGGGACGTGCCGGCGACGCTGTCGGAGTGGCGCCGCGTGCTGAAGCCTGGCGCGCTGATGGTGATCGAGGTGCCTGATCTCCTGAAATGCTGCCGCAACGTTCTGGCCGGCGCCGGAGAGCGGATGGGCATTTGGGGCCTGATGGGCGACCCTGGCTACTGCGAGCCACTGATGACGCACAAGTGGGCCTGGTCGGCCGAGGAGCTGGCGCAGGAGCTGCGCGCCGCGGGCTTTGCGAAGATCAAGGTGCGGGAGCCGCACTTCCACAAGAAGGGTCGCGACATGAGAGTGGAGGCGCGGGCGTGATCCACCTGTTCTGCGGGTACGACCAGCGCGAGGCGATCGGCTTCCATGTCTTCGCGCAGAGCGTCATCGATCGCGCCAGCAAGCCCGTGGCCTTCGTGCCACTGGCGTCCATGGGCCTCCCGCAGGGCAGCAACACGTTCACCGTCTCCCGCTTCCTGATCCCGTACCTGATGGGGTTCAAGGGTCGGGCGATCTTCGCCGACGCCAGCGACATGCTGATGCTCGGCGACGTCGCCACGCTGGACGGCCAGTTCGATCCGAACTACGCGGCGCAGGTCGTGCAACACCCGAAGTACCAGACCAAGCACAAGGTGAAGTACCGCGGCACTGCGATGGAATGTCCGAACACCGACTATGACCGGAAGAACTGGGCCAGCCTGATGCTGATCAACTGCGAGCATCCGGTCTGGGCCGACATGACGCCGGAACGGATCACGTCGATGAAGGCGGTCGACCTGTTGCAGTTCAAGGGAATCGAGCCGATCGGCGAACTTCCGGACTGCTGGAATCGGCTGGTCGACGAGGGGCACTACGTCGCTGGCGCGAACCTGCTGCACTGGACGGCCGGAGTCCCTGGGATCCCGCACTACCACGACGCGCCTGGCGCAGAGAACTGGCACGCCGCCCGCGCGGCCATGGAGCAGATCCTATGAGCGTCGTGACGATCGCCCAAGTCAAAGCGCACCTGCGCGTATTCCAGAACGTCGACGACGGGCTGATCCAGATGTTGATCGATGGCGCCGAGGACGAGGCGAAGCAGTTCCTGGATCGCGACGAACTGCCGCGGCGCGACGATGCGTGTGCGGAGTGCCATTCCGACAGTTCGCTCGATCCGGCTTCCGACTCGGACGACATCGCGCCAACCGTTCGAATTGGCATCTTCCTGCTGGTGCAGGCCACGTATGAGGGCACCAATCCCGACGACATGATCCGGCTGCGCGAGGCTGCACTGGCCATGCTCCGTCCCTATCGGTGCCGGATGGGCGTATGAGGACGCAGACGCTTCGCCACCGGATCACGTTCCAGGAACAGGTCACGTTCCGGGACAGCAACGGCGACCAGGTCATCGACTGGCAGACCGTCGTGCTGGGGACAGGCGAGGAGTTGGAGGATGTGCCGGCCGAGGTCCTGACCGGTCCTGGGCGCGAGTTCAACAACAGCGGCGCGGTGCAGTCCGACGTCGCTGCGCGCATCACCTGCCGATGGTTCCCCGGCGGCATCAAATCCTCCTGGCGCATCCTCTGGGATGACTTTGTGTTCAACGTCGGCGGCATCCCCGACACGGACCTGACAGGACGGCGCGAATACCGCATCCGTTGCACGGCTGGAATGAACGACGGGCAATGAAAGTCGAGATGCATATCTCTGGGTTGAATGGGGTTCTGGACACCCTTCGCTCGCTTCCGGCTGAGATCGTCTCCAAGCGAGGCGGTCCGGTGAAGCTGGCGCTGGCCAAGGGTGCGCGGTTCCTGCGCGACAAGGAGCGCGAGAACTTGCGCACAGTGCTGGATCCGGAAGACGAGTCCACCGGCCTGCTGGAAGAGAACATCATCTCCAGCCGCGGCAAGGCACCGACTGGCGGGAAGGGCGAGCGTTATCTTGTGCGAGTGAAGCGCAAGATGTACCCGGGACGTGAGGGCGAGCAGGTGAGCACGCTGAAATCTGCTCATCTGAAGGAATACGGCTCCATGAATCAGCCGGCCAAGTCCTTCATCAGGCGCACCGTGCTGGAGAGCGGCGGCCAAGCGATCACAGTCGTGGTGACCGAACTGAATCGTCGCATCGATCTTGTCGTCAAGAAACTCGCAGCACAGAACAAGGGCCGCTGATGCTCCCTCCCGTTTACCAACTGCTTGCCAATACGTCAGCGGTGGTCGCCATCGTGGGTGATCGCATCGCCGGGCACGGGGAAGTACCGCAGGACACGACAAGGCCCTACATCACCTATTTCACCGTCACCGGTCAGCCGTTCGACCAGATCAGCGGTGCCCCGTGCAGTGACCGCGACAGCGAGCAGATCGATTGCTGGCACGACACGCGCCCAGGTATCCGAAAGCTGGCGTTCGCCGTACGCGACGCGCTGGACGCTGCTGGCTACCACAACCGCGTAGTGGTCAACACCCGCGAGGGTGTCGGCACAACCCGCATGTACCGCGTCGCCATCCAGGCGGACTTCATCACCAACCGCTAGACCCGATCCACCCGAGTTCGACCCCCGGCCCAGCAAGGGCTTTTTTTATGCCCAAAGGAGGGCAGACCATGACTGTCGGAACCCTGAAAACCCAAGGCACGGAACTGTTCGTTGTCGACAAGTTGTCGGCCAGCGCTGCAGCCGTCCTGAAATTCGCGTGCCCCACCGGAATCACCGGTCTGGGAGGTCCTGCCGACCAGCTGGAGGACACCTGTCTCGACAACATCGAGGACAAGACCTACAAGCGCGGTCTCGGCAACCCGGGCCAGGTGTCGGTCCCGTTCAACTTCATCCCCAGCAACGGAAGTCACCAGATCCTGTTCGACCTGAAGGAACAGGGGGACACGCTGGAATGGCTGATTGCGTACAGCGACGGCACGGCCGTTCCGACCCTGTCGGCCGAAGAAACGTTCGTTCCGCCAGCTTCTCCGATGCGCACGTCGATGGTGTTCTACGCCTACATTGCGGACATCAACATCGACATCGCGACGAACGAGATCGTTCGCGGCACCCTGACTCTGCAGCGTAGCGGCGCCGTCGTTCCGTACTGGAACGGGCCGACACCCACCTAACAGATGAAGCCGTGTTCGAGGAACACTCATCCCAAATATCAGGATCAACCATGTCCACCGACTTAAATGCGCTCGGCGTATTCGCGAGCGACGACCTCGTGCCCAAGGAAATCACCATCGGTGAAGAGACCGTCACGGTCTACGTGCGCGTGCTCCCGTCCATCGAGCTCGACCGCTTCGTCGAAGAAAGCCGAGACCCCGACTTGAACGTTCGGATCAACTCACTTCCTCGCGTGCTGGCCAAGGCCATCAGGCAGGAAGACGGGCGGGCGCACTTCACTGCCGAACAGGCAGGAAAGATGAAGCGAACCTACATCCGCAAGTTCGCCAAAGCATTTCAGGATGTGAACAAGACGACGGCTGAGGACGACCTGGGAAACGCCTAGCCCGCAAGGGTGGGCGCTGGTTCAACTGTGTGCTCGCCCTTGCATTGGGCAAATCCATCGGCGAAGTGCAGCGCTTCTCGAAGCAGGAGATCGAGGAGTGGCGCCAGTTCTTCATTCTCTATCCGTTCGACGACCACCACCGCTACCACCGGCCCGCCGCTCGCATCTCGTCGTCCTTGGGCGGCGACTACCAGAAGCACCTTGACTTCCTCTCCCCGCCGGCATTCGGCGACCAGTACACGGACGCGGACGTTCGCACGATGCGCGCGTTCGGAATCGACCCTTCCTTGAGGCCCTAGGGCTTCGACCTACGCAGGAGACAAGGTGAAATATGGCCGCCGGAAGTATCGTAATCGACCTTTTGATGAGAACTGGTGCGTTTGAAACAGACACCAAGCGCGCAGAGAAGCGCCTAGCCGCGCTCGGGAAGGAAGCGCAGCGCGTCGGCAAGGTGATCGGCACGGCCATCGCAGGCGGCGCTATCGCTGTTGCTACGGGCCTGACCGCGATGGTCAAGAGCGCCATAGACAGCGCGGATGCAATTCGTGATCTGTCCATCCGTACCGGGGTTTCGACGGAGACCCTGTCGGCCTTCGGTTACGCCGCATCGCAGACCGGCACCGACATTGACACGCTCGCGAAGGGCATGAAGGTCCTGGCGAAAAACGTCGCCGATTCGCTCAATCCGACCAGCGAGCAGTCCAAGGTGTTCAAGGCCTTGGGCATAGAGGTGAAGGATGCGCAAGGCAATCTGCGCGACATCGGAGATTTGATCCCAGAGATCGCTGATCGCTTTAAGGTGATGGAGGATGGGACGACCAAGGCCGCGCTGGCACAGGCACTTTTCGGCCGTGCTGGCTTGGAGTTGACGGAGTTCCTGAACCAAGGCTCGTCTGGCTTGGCCGAGTTCACCGATCGCGCGCGCGAGCTTGGGATCGTGTTGGACTCCGACACGGCCGCCGCTGCGGACAGCTTCAACGACACGCTGGGCGATCTGAAGGCCGTCACGCAGGGATACGCACTGGCGCTGGCGAAAGAACTGCTCCCCGACCTGCAGAGCCTTGCCGACTCGTTCCGAGATACCGCGACGGAAGGAAACAAGGTCAAGGACATGGCGCAGGGGACTGCGGATTTCCTGCGCGGGTTGGCCACGGTTGCACACATCGTGTCGTCGGCATTCGAGATTGTCGGCACGGGCATTGCCACGATCGTTGCCCAAGGGCAGGCAGCCGTTAAGTTCTTGTCTGGTGACCTGAGTGGCGCTGTGGCGCTGTGGCGGGAAGCATCGCTTGGCCTGGACGCAGAGATCGATGAGGCACTGGGTCGAGGCGGTAAAACCGGGCCCTTCGCGAATGTTCGTAGTAGCGCTTCCAGAACGGTATCGCCGCTTCCGTCTGTCGATACGGCCGCGATTGGTCGTGCGCTGTCCAACCCAACTGCACCGAAAGCCAGTAAGGGCGGCAAGTCCGACGAGCAGAAGGAGGCGGATCAGCTGGCACGCGCCTACGAGTCGCTGATCGAAAGCCAGAACGAACAGATCGCGCTGCACGGTCAGACGACAGAAGCTGCGCGCGTCCGATATGAGGTCGAGCAGGGTGGGCTGACGGCACTCACGGAATCTCAGAAGGCGCTGGCGATCCAGAACGCCGAGCACATCGACATGCTCGACGACATCGCGGCACACGAGGAACTGGTGGCGGAAATCGCCAAAGACCAGGCCGAGGAGCAGAAGCGACTGACGGAACACCGCCAGGAAGTGCTGGACACGATCCGCGATGAGATTGGCCTAGTTGGCATGTCAGCCGATCAGCAGGAAGTGTGGAACAATCTGAAGTGGGCAGGTGTTGAGGCGGAGTCCGAATGGGGCAAGAAGATCATCGCCAGCACCGAGGATCTGCAGCGTCAACGCGACGCCATGGATGACCATATCGAAGGCATGGACGCGATCCGCGATGCAGGGAAGGGATTGTTCCGTGACCTGGTAGACGGGTCAAAAAGCTGGAAGGAAGCCTTCATGGACGCCTTGGATTCGATCCAGGACAGAATTCTGGACATGATCGCCGAGAACCTGATGGATCAGCTATTCGGCAAACAAGGCGATCCGGCTGGTGGTTCAACCGGAGGCTGGTTCACCGACGTTCTGGGCGCGTTCTTCGGAGGAGGCAAGGCGAGTGGCGGCGACGTCATGGCGAACCGCGCCTACCTGATCGGCGAGCAGGGACCGGAGATGTTCGTTCCTCGGACAGCCGGCGTGATCGTGCCTGCAGGTGAAACCGCAAGCCTCGGCAAGCAAGGCGGCGGCGTGAGCGTCACCCAGATGTTCATCAACCCGGTGATGTCCGATCGCAACAGCGAAGCACAGCGCGCCCAGGAAGCAGGCATGAAAATTCGCATGGCCGCGAGGAACAGCTGATGTCCGAATACCTGCGGGCATACATCCCGACCTGCGAAGCATTCGGATGGAGCGGCGGAGACGGCTTCAACACTCGGATCGTCAGCCTTCGTGACAGCGGACGGGAGGCACGGAACGCCAAGTGGATGCAGCCGCAACACTTTTTCTCACTGCCGTTCCAGAACATCAGCCAGCCGCAATACGCGCCGATCAAGCAGATGCACCTGAACCGGCGTGGCCGGTGGGGCGTCTTCCTGTACCACGATCGATCCGACCCCAGCGCGGTTGATGAGATATTCGCAGTCGCGACGGCCGGGCAAACTGAGTTCCAGTTGTCGAAGTGGAGCGTGATCGAAGGTGTCTCTTACCGCCGTGAGGTCTATGCGCTCTACCGGCCGAATAGCGATGGCTCGGCAGAAGAAGTCATCCCTACCGTCACTGTCGACGACGCTCCGTTCACGTCTTTCGTCACGGACCCGGATCGCGGGGTTCTTGTCGCTGACGCCCCGATGGCTGGCGGAGAAATCCTGAAATGGTCCGGACTATTCAGCCTCTGGGTCAGATTCGATAACGACCGCCTGCCGTTCTCCATCGACAGCAAGTCGAACGGTCGGTTCGTCATGAACGGCACCGTCGAACTTTTGGAGATGCCACCCCCCGAAGAAGAAGTGTCGGGGGCCTGATGTCACGCTACATGCACCCTGGTCTGCTTGCTGATCTCCAGCGGTCGGCGAAGACCATTTGCCTGCTGTTTCGATTCGATCCTGTCGGACCGGAAGGCGTCTCCTATGGCGTCACGGATACGAACCGCGACATCGTCTATGACGACAACACCAGCAGCCTGAAGTATTCGGCTGCCATCGGTGCCGAGCCTTCGACACTTGCCAGCGCGTCGAACATGTCGGTGGACAACGCCGAGATCAAGTCGCTGATGCCGGTATTCGACGTGCCTATCAGCGAGGCCGATATTCGCGCAGGCGTCTACGACTACGCCCGCCTGACGGTCTACATCATCAACTACGAGGACCTGACGCCGGGTCGGCATTGCGTGCTGCACCACGGCACCGTCGGCCAGGTGACGATCCGCGACGACGGCCTCTCGTTCATCAACGAGTTCCGCGGCCTGATGGCCCAGTTGAAGCAGTCGCTATGCGAGAAGGACTCGCTCGGTTGCCGCGCGATCTTCGGCTCGCAGCCTATCGGTTCGGCAACTCCCGGCCCGCAAGTTGCCTTCGGCTGGTGCGGCTTTGATGCCACGACCCTGCTGGTCGATGCCACCGTGGCTGATGTCGGTATCGAGACCACGCTCTCATTCCAGGTCGACGACGCCACCGGATGGACGGTCGACAAGTACGCACCCGGCATCGTGAAGTTCTTGACCGGACTGAATGCGGGCCGGTCGTTCGAGATCGAATCCAACACGGCAGACGGATGGATCACTCTGCAGTTCGAAACCGGGTTTCCGATTGCCGATGGCGACACGCTGCAGTACCGCGAGGACTGCTCGAAGCAGGCGCGCGACACGGCGAAGGGTTGCAAGAAATGGTTCGAGGCGCTGTGGTTCGAGCACTTCCGCGGCGAGCCCGATATCCCGGTCGCCGACGAGGGCGCGCTACAGACCCCGGGTGCGATGGTCGGCCCGGGTGGCGGCGGCAACACGAACGTTCCATTCGAGGCCGCATGAGCCGCCTCGTCGAAGCTGCGCGCCGTTACAAGGGCACGCGGTTCCGCCACCGTGGGCGGTCGTCAAGCTTCGTCGACTGCGCGGGCCTTGGCTGGCGCATCTATCACGACTGCGGCGTGGATCTGCCTGATTTCCGCCTGTACGGGCCTGAGCCGCACAACGACGGGCTGGTGCAGCACATGACCGTCGCCTTCGGCGCGCCCGTGCATGTCGCTCCTGTGCGTTTCTGTGACCTGCAGCTCGGCGATGTTGTCGTAATGCGCTTCCAGACCGAGCCGCACCACGTCGGAATGATCGCCGACTACGTCAAGCCGGGGCATCTTTCCCTGATCGATGCCGACGGCATGGAAGGGAAGGTCGTCGAGCGGCGTCTGTCCGAGAAGTATCTCGCGCGCATCACCCACGTCTTCCGGAAGCCGGTGTAATGGCGCGGCAAGTCCTCCCCATTGCTGGCGCCATCGTCGGCGCATTCTTCGGCAGCCCGCAGATCGGATACGCGATCGGCTCGATCATCGGCAACGCCGTCGATCCGCAGGTGATCAAGGGCCCGGCGCTCGGCGAGGGTCAGGTCAACACTGCGCGCGAGGGCGGGTACAGGCCGATCGTGCTGGGCACTGGCTGCGTCGGTTGCAACATCATCAATGTCGGACCGGAAATCATCCGCACCCATCGTGATCGCCAGAGCAAGGGCGGCGGACCGGTCAGCGAAACGAAGCGACGATATCGAACGTTCGCACTGCGCATTTGCGAGGGTCCGGTTGCGGGCCTTTTGCGTATCTGGCAGGGCGAAAAACTGGTGTACGACGTTCGACCCGAGTCGGTCATCTCAGGCGAGTCGGTCGAGTATGCCGAAGGCTTCACGTTCTACAAGGGTGACGAGGATCAATTGCCTGATCCGGATCTCGAAGCCTTCCTGGGTGTTGGTAACGTCAACGCATACCGCGGGACGTCATACATCGTATTCAAGCACTTCGATCTGACCGACACACAAGGTGCAATTCCAAACTTCAGGTTTGAAGTCGCCTCAGCAACAGATCTGACAGGATACTCCTACGCCACGATCGTGACCTCTCCCGGTCACATCATGACCTCGCCGACGGGGGTGAACTGGGGCGGTGACATCGACACCGGTCTCGGTGCTGAGATCGTGATGATCAAGGCATTGGGCAATGCTGTGTTCGTATTCGCCGAGGATGGCAGCGGCAGAGTTTCGTTCGATCGCGGTGATAGCTGGCAGGATGTAATAGGCACAGAGGACAACACGGGAGAGGGTGCCTATCCATACCTTATGGACGAGGATTCCGGCGCATTCGTCATCGCGTACACATCAGGCGACTATGTTTACCGCAGCAGCAACGGCATCAACTTCACCAGAGTTGATCACGGCGTATTGCGATCATGGTATGGCCTTGCTGGCAAGGGCGGCGTATGGGTGCTCACCGGAACACTCGGCTATGCAATGATCAGCATCAACGGCGGCTTGTCCTTCGATGAACAACCGATCTTTGCAACAACCATTGAGGCTCTAACAAAAAACGACACGCACTTCATCGGCTACTCAAGCGGGCAGATCGTGTTTAGCTCGTCGGGTGCGCCTGGTACGTGGAACGCCAACAGCTTCCCGGGCTCTATATTCCTCAAGCACTACGTCAGCGCACTGGGTGCTCGCGTTTTGCTCACCGCAGGCGAGAACGCCTATTACACAGATAACCTTGGGTTGTCATGGACGAGCGGAGGAACGTTCTCATCCGGCATCTCTGGCAGCGCGCCAGATAACAACATCGTCCACAACGGCATCCGGTTCATTATTGGGTTGGACGAGGCCACCATCGACATCTCCGATACCGGGAGCGCATGGAATCAGACGTTTAATGGCCCAGGGATCGGAACAACTCTGGTCGCTGCGCAGCCCGGGATTTCGGGTGCAGGCCAAGCCACCGTTCTATCTTCCATCGTCTCCTTCGTGCATCTGCGTTGTGGACACTCCGCATCTCAATACGATATTTCCGAACTGACCGATCCAGTTGACGGGATTGTGTTCGCCGATGGCTATACCGGGGCCGATGCAATCAAGACATTGCTGCCGATCTACTTCGCTGACGCCAGCGAGCATGACGCCGGTAGCGGCTACAAGATCAATTACATCAAGCGCGGCAAGCCTGTTGTCAGCACCATCACTATTGATGATCTTGTGGATGAGCCGGACGAGGCCATACGACAGGATTCCTTGGAACGACCCGCAAAGCTGCACCTGCATTTCCAAAACCCGACCATCGGTTATGCCGCAGCCAAGGCGACCAGTGCCCGAAGCAGCCCTGACGTGCTCGTGACGGGCGAAGTGTCAGTGCAAGTGCCAATCACGTTCGCAGATGTGGACGAAGCCTGGAAGATATCGAACAAGCTGCACAAGGTCGCATGGGTTGAGGTTGCCGGGACTCAGGAATTGATGCTGTCGGACAAGGATCTCGACTTGGTGCCGACTGACTGCATAGGCTTGTCACTACGCGGCATCGTGACACGCTACCGCATGGTGTCGCAGGAGTACGTCGACGGCACGATCAAATGCGAGTTCCTCGCGGATCGGCAGTCGGCCTATACTTCCAACGTCACGGGCATACCGCTTCCGGATCCGGAGCCGCCGCCGCCGTCCATCGTGGGTCCGACCATCTCTGTGTTCGGCGACTGGCCTGCATTGGTGGACAGCCATGACGCCTTGATCGCCTACGTCGCAGCGACCGGGCAAACCTCGGCCTGGTGGGGCGCGGTCTACCAGCGCAGCCTGGATGCCGGCGCCAACTACACGACGGCGGCCACATTCGACGACTTCAATTCGATCATGGGGACGCTGCAGGGCGATCTGCCGGACGCTTCGCCGCATTACACCGACACGACCAATGTCGTGCGCGTTCGGCTCTACACCGAAGAGACGATCGACTCCCTGTCGCAGCAGCAGTTCCTCTCCGAGGGCGGTGCATTCGCCTTGTCGTGGGAGGATAGCGGAGCGACACGATGGGAGATCCTGCAATACCGAGATGCCGAGCAGGGCAGCAATGGGGACTGGCTGCTGTCGACCTTGCTGCGTGGACGGCTGAACACCGAGACGGCGGAGCATTTGACCGGCGCAACACTCGTGATGCTGGACAACTCCCTGAAGGTCATGGCGATGCAGTCGGCATGGCTGGGGATGGACCTGACTCACAGAGCCATCAGCAACGGAGAGACACCGGAGGATGCGGTCCCGTATACCGATGAGTTCACCGGGCAAAGCCAGACCGAGTGGCCGGTTGCCAACCTGCTGCTCGATCGTGACGGCGACGACATCATCGCCACGGCTGTTCCCAGGCATCGCTTTGGCACCGACGACGCGCCCGTGCAGTCGATCAACCACGACGGCTATCGCTGGACCGCCACGGCCGGCGCGAGTAGCGCCACCGCGGACACGGATGCACCCACGCACACCTTCGACGCAACAGGCTGGTCTAGCCCGGTGACCGTCACCGTCGCCCAACTCAACCGCTACACGGGCGCAGGCCCGGCCGTCTCCGAGGAAATCGCATGAGCACGCCCATCCTTCCGTTCGCCGTGTGGGCCTCGGGAACGAATCAGAACAGCATCCCAGCCAACGACAACAGTCTGCGTTCCGAGATATTGAACGGGCTGGTCATCAGCGAATCGACCAACGCTCAGCCCGCAACGCCCGACGACGGAGACATTTACATCATCACGGGCGCGGCAACTGGTGCGCAATGGGCGACCTTCGACCAGTTCGACCTGACGATCTTCAGCGGCGGCACCTGGTACGCCTATGCGCCCGTCGAGGGAATTGTTGTCAACGTCGCGGGCACACTCAAGCGATGGAGTGGCGCGGCCTATGTCGATGCAGCGAGCGGATCCGGCAGCGGCGACGTTGTCGGCCCGGCATCCAGCACCATGGGAAACTTTGCCCTGTTCGGCGATACCACGGGCAAACTGATCGCAGACGGTGGCGTTCCCGGCGACATGGCGTTCATCGACGATGCGCCCAGCGACACCACGGGCTACGTGCGCAAGGATGGAGCGTGGGCGGCTGAGTCTGCCGGTGGCGCGGCTTGGGGCGGCATCACCGGCACCCTCTCTGCTCAAACGGACCTGCAAGCGGCGCTCGATGCCAAGGTCGCTACGACAGCCCTTGCCGCCGACAGTGGCGCGGCGCTTGTCGGCTACGACAACGCAACGTCCGGCCTGACCGCGACCGACGTGCAGGCGGCGCTGGATGAGGTGGCGGCTGGCAGTGGCGGCGGTGGCTCAGGCGATGTTGTCGGCCCGGCGAGTGCCACGGCGGATGCGGTTGCCCTGTTCGACGGCACGACCGGCAAGCTGCTGAAAGATGGCGTGACCATCGCCGAGATTCGGCGCGTGGCTCAGAACAGCCAGTCCGCCGCGTATACGCTCGTTCTGTCGGATGCCGGTAAACACATCCTGCACCCGAGCGCGGATACCACCGCGCGAACCTTCACGATCCCGGCGAATAGCTCCGTCGCATTCCCGGTTGGTACGGTGGTGACGTTCGTCAATCAAAACGCAGGCGGCGTTATCACCATTGCGATCACGACCGACACCATGCGCCTCGCTGGTGCAGGCACGACTGGCAGCCGAACGCTCGCTGCGAACGGGATCGCCACCGCGATCAAGGTCACAAGCACCGAGTGGTTGATAAATGGAACGGGGTTGACCTGATGCACCAGCAAATCATGATTGCGCAGAAGATAAGCGCCTCCGGCCCTCCCGCCTTCACCCCCAACATTCTCTCCGGCCTGACCTATGCCATGTCGGCCGTGCACGCCACGATCTACAAGGGCGGCAGCACGACATCGGGGCTGGCGACGGCCGACGGTGATCTGGCGCAGCGCATCGACTCGATGAATGCGATCCCTCGGACGCTTTACTCGGCAGCCGGTGCACCATCGCTGCAAACGAATGAGTTTGGCGCTGGACTGAGCGCCGTCGTTGCCGATGCCCAGCAATGGTTGGTGTATACCAAGCCTGCTGGCACGGCGTTGCCCACGGTGGGCCAAACCGTTGACAGCCTATTCAACGCCGGGACCAAGCTGCTTCTGTGGGCCGGCACAGTCGATAGCGCCCACGTCGACACCGGTGTCTTTTACGGCAATGACTGCATCATTGGCGACGCCGGTTCCGGCTATATGGGGCTTTGGTGCTATCAGTCTGGCGGAAACATCGTCTATCAGTGGTCGAACTACAACGCCGGCCAGCAGATCAGGACGCTGACGGTCGCCGCTGGAACGCCCGTAATCATCGCCTGCCGTCACGACGGCGGCAACCTGCGCATCGCACAGAACGGCGTCACATGGTCAGCGCCGATAGCATCAGGCAATACCGGTTCAATGGGTGGCGAGGCGTTTGTAGGGAAGATCGCGACCGGCTTCAGCTTCCGCACGTCCGCGCTCGTAACGTGCGACGCCACGAACAGCGACACTGACATTCTCACGGTCGTCAATCAGATGAAGGCGCTATCGGGCTTGTAGGCTGCTACCCCCGCTAGCGACTTGCTAGTTAAGCGGCCGGATTCGCTAGTTATGTCCCCAGCGGCGCGGCATCGGATCTAGCGGCGACGGTCTCGCGCACGGCGGGGTAGCGGCTACCGTGCCGTCGGTCGCGCCCGATACA